CATGGCAAGCTTTAGCAATGCGGGAAGCAACCTGTTCAAAGAAGAGTGGATTAAGTACGGGGTTGAACCTGATTACGGCTCTTACTTTATTGCGGTTGACTTGGCTGGCTTTGAAGACGTTGCCAAGCAAGCGGCTAATTCTAAGAAGCGGCTTGATGAGTCTGCGATCTGCATTGTCAAAGTTACTGATGATGGCAAGTGGTTTGTCAAAGAGATCAAGCATGGCAGGTGGGACATTCGCACCACTGCGGTGAACATCTTGATGGCAATCAGAGAGTACAGGCCAATCAGCATTGGCATTGAAAAGGGTGCGCTCAAGAATGCGGTGCTGCCCTATCTCTCAGACCTCATGCGTAAGTCAAACATTCACGCACACATTGCTGACCTGACGCATGGCAACCGCAAGAAGACTGATCGGATCATCTGGGCCTTGCAGGGCAGGTTCGAGCACGGCAGGGTTATTCTTAATTCTGAGGAGAACTGGGATGACTTCACTGACCAGCTTCTGATGTTCCCTGCGCTCGGAGTTCACGATGACCTCCCTGATGCGCTTTCTTATATTGATCAACTGGCTGTGACCTCTTACTTCCAAGAAGATGAAGAGGATGAATGGCAGCCTATTGATGTGATTGCAGGGGTCTGAGCATGGCAGACCAATTTAACACTCAACCTAAAAACTCTCTTGCAGAGCTTCTTTCCAATGCCATCACTAATGGCGGTGGCGGTGCGGCATTTGGAGTTTTCCCTCAGATGAAGCCTCGCAGACAAGGCAACCCTGCTGACTCAGCTAACTTGCCTGTTGATGTTTTGCGTGGTCGCTTGGCGGGTTTGCTAGGGCTTCCTGCTGACATGGCTAACTTAGTCAGATCACCAAGCCCGATAGAGATGTTTGGTGATACCAGCTATGAAGCCCCAGCGCAGTTTCCTTACACAACAGACAAGTTCTTAAAAGACTTACCACTTGCGCCCACTTCTAGGGTGGGTCAGTTGGCGGGTCAGGCGGCTTCATTTGTTCCGCTAAACCCAATGCCAGCCGTTCGAGGTGTGCAAAAGATTGGCCAAATGGCAGGTGAAGAGTTGGCAGCTACGATGATGGGCCAAAGACCAGGCAGCATGATGAGCAAGGTTGTGCCACAGCCATTGTTTGCAGTGCCGCCAGAGCAAGGATTGTTTCAGGCAAAGCCGCAAGCACCAGTGTCTGACATTGGTTTTTACTCTGCTGCTGAACAAGCCGCATTGAATCTTGCTAGGAACAAAGGCACTGGTCAGTCATTCATAAATGACTTAATGAAGGCTCCTGATGTTAAGAAGGAAGAGCTGGCCTACACAGGGTTAGATGATTTCCTTGCCAACAAGCCAAATGTGACTAAGCAAGAAGTTCAAGACTTTTTAGGAAACAATCGGGTTGCTGTTAAAGAGGTTGTTAGCGGTGCGCCAATAGTAGAAGACCCTTTAGGCATTGCCAAGCGTAAGGCAGTATTTGACAAGTACGAGCCTGAAATTCAAGATTTGTATAGAAGAATTGATAAGCCAGAATATGTTGTGTATGACCCAGAAACAAATAAAGTTTTAAGGAATTACACAAATTACGATGACGCATTGCTCGACAACTTAGACCCAATGGGTGCTTTTGCAAAAACCAAAACGGCATTAAGGCCAAAAGAAAATTCTAGACAATTACAACAACAATTAACTGACATACAAAATTTAAGAGATGCTCAGGCTGATGCTCTTTATACAATTCCAGAATCAGCCCCAACTAAGTTTGGTAAATTCCAATTGCCTGGTGGTGAGAACTATCGTGAGATTCGACTGACATTGCCAAACAAGCCAATGGATGCTGGTATGGCGGCAGAAAACTGGTACACACAATTTATAAAACGTGGTGGAGATTCTGATTGGTCACAACTTCACCCTGATAGGCGGCAAGAAATAATGAACTCGATGCCAGCAGAGGCAAGAAACTTGTCGGCATCACCAGAATATAGGTCGTCTCACTTTGATGAACCAAACATCTTGGCCCACATGAGGGTCAATGACCGCATTGATGCTGATGGCAAGAAGATGCTATTGGTTGAGGAAATTCAATCTGATTGGCATCAGGCTGGCAGGGAGAGGGGTTACAAAACCAAAGAAAGTTTGGAAAAATGGTATAGCCAAAACAAACTTGATGATGACCCATCTTTTGCTGACTTAAATAGTGAGCAAAGAAGCGTTATTGAACGAAATAGAAATGCTGGAATGGGTAGTGATAGTGCAGTACCAGACGCACCTTTCAAAGACACTTGGTATCAACTAGCACTCAAGCGACTGACTAAGTACGCTGCTGACAATGGCTATGAGCGCATTGGATTGACTACTGGTCAACAGCAAGCTGGCAGATATGCATTAAGCAATGAAGTTGATGAAATAAATGTAATCGGTAGAACTGATGCTCGTACTGGCGAAAAATCAAGATCAGTTGCGCTAGACCTGAAATCAGGCGGGACTTATAAGTTGGGAGTCAATAACGAAGGAATTATTGACAATGTAAATATGCTTGAGATAAATAATCTTCAAGGCAAAAAACTTGCTGATGTTGTCGGCAAAGACATTGCAAAACAAATCATGGAAGGAAGTTCGCAAACAATAAAAGGAGAAGGTCTTAATATTGGTGGCGAAGGCATGATGAAATACTATGACGAGATTTATCCTAAGTATTTAGATAAGTACGGGAAAAAGTATGGCGCTAAAGTTGGTGAGACACAAGTTAATACTGTGATGCAACGAGCCGATAACAGCATGATTCCCAAAATGGGGCAAGAACCTGTCAGATACCTAGACGTAACTCCAGAAATGAAACAAGGAACATCTAAGGGCCAGCCCTTATTTGCGGCTGTCCCTGCGTTGCCAATTGCAACGATGGACTACACAGACCCGTTCCCAGACACAACAAGGTAATGCAATGGACGAACTAGACAACGAAAACGGCTTTCAAGAGCCTACCCAGCAAGACAAAGACTTGACTGCCTTTGTGGTGGATCACTGTGATCGCTGGAGAGACTACCGAAACACCAACTTCTTGGAAGCATGGCTTGAGTACGAGCGCATCTTCCGAGGCGAGTGGGCATCTGAGGATAAAACCCGTGAGTCTGAGCGCAGCCGGATTGTCACTCCTGCCACACAACAGGCCGTGGAAACTCGCCATGCCGAAATCATGGAAGCAATCTTTGGTCAAGGCGAGTTCTTTGACATTCAAGACGATGTGCGTGATGTAAATGGCAGTCCCTTAGACGTTGCGGCTATCAAACTGCAATTGATGGAAGATTTCAAGGTCGATAAGATCAGAAAAGCCATTGACCAAATTGAGTTAATGGCAGAAATCTATGGAACTGGCATTGGCGAGATCGTGGTTAAGTCTGAAACCATCTTTGTGCCATCTACTCAGCCGATTCCTGGTCAAATTGGGCAAGCCGCCATTGGTGTGGTTGAAAAAGAGCGCATTGCGGTCAAGATTGTTCCTGTTAACCCCAAGAACTTCTTGTTTGACCCAAACGGCACAAGCATTGATGACTGTATGGGCGTGGCTATTGAGAAATATGTCTCAATTCACAAGGTCGTGCAGGGTCAAGAGGCTGGCATTTACCGCAAAGTGAAGCTTGGCACTGACTCGGACGACACTGATCTTGAGCCTACCCAAGAGATCAGCCAGTATCAGGACGATAAAGTTAAGTTGTTGACCTATTACGGGCTTGTACCCAAAGAGTTCTTTGAAGACGATGACTCTGAAATGGTTGACCTCTTCCCTGAAGAGTCTATTCAAGATGAGTATTCCAACATGGTTGAGGCAATCATTGTCATTGCCAATGATGGTGTGCTTCTCAAGGCAGAACTCAACCCCTACATGATGAAAGACCGCCCTGTTTTGGCGTATCAAGACGATACAGTGCCAAACAGGTTGCTAGGGCGTGGCACAGTTGAGAAAGCCTATAACTCACAAAAGGCTATTGATGCCCAAGTACGTTCACATTTGGACAGCTTGGCACTGACAACCTCCCCCATGATCGCAATGGATGCGACTCGCCTCCCCCGTGGTGCAAAGTTTGAAGTGAAACCAGGCAAGGCAATCCTGACAAACGGCAATCCAAATGAGATTTTGTTCCCATTCAAGTTTGGCAATACAGACGGCTCAAACATGACCACTGCCAAAGAGTTTGAGAGGATGCTATTGCAAGCAACTGCAACTCTTGACTCACAAGGCATGGTCAGCAATGTTGCAAGAGATGCTGGCGGTATGTCGATGGCGGTGGCCTCAATCATTAAGAAGTACAAGCGCACCTTGGTGAACTTCCAAGAAGACTTCATGATCCCGTTCATTAACAAGGCTGCTTTCCGATATATGCAGTTTGACCCAGAGCGTTATCCAGTTGTGGATTTGAAGTTCATTCCGACTGCTGCGCTTGGCATCATTGCCCGTGAGCATGAGCAACAACAGTTCATTGCCCTCCTCCAGACTCTTGGCCCGAACACTCCTGTTCTGCCTGTCATTCTGAAGGGCATCATGGGTAACTCTTCTTTGTCAAACAGATACGAATTGATTGCCATGCTTGACCAGATGGCAACCCCTGACCCACAAGCCCAGCAAATGCAACAAATGCAGCAGCAGATGGCAATGCAACTGGCACAGGCTCAGATTGCGGTGCAGTCCACTCAGGCCGAGCAGAACAAGGCAGAAGCACAGAAAACAATGATTGAGGCTCAGTTATTGCCTCAGAAAACACAAGCTGAGATGACCTCTGCTTTGACCAAGAACTTGCCTACCGAGACAGATGCAAACCAAGTTGAGTTTGACAAGCGGGTCAAGGTGGCTGAATTGATGCTCAAAGAGGCCGATATTAAGAACAAGGCCAAGATTGTTGAAACTCAAATGATGCGCCAATGACACCTGAACTACAGAAATATTATGAGGAGCGTTTCTCAACGATGGCTACCCAAGGGTGGCTGGATTTGATGGAAGACGTTGAAAGAATGATTGAGCCTTTGAACAACATCTCAACGATTACTGATGAGAAGTCTCTTCAGTACCGAAAAGGTGAGTTGTCAATATTGACTTGGCTACAGAACTTGAAGCAAGTCAGTGAAAGAGCTTATGAGGACTTGAATGAAAAGAATGTTTGATTTCGCCTGTGAAAACGGGCATAGAACTGAAAGACTTGTTCGTTATGAGCAAACAAGTCTGATGTGTGAGTGCGGTGCTACGGCATTACGCACTTTGTCTGCACCAGCTTTTCGACTCGAAGGGTGGTCTGGTTCTTTCCCATCAGCGCATGGGAAGTTCGAGAGAAACCATCTGCAACAGTTGGAATCTGAGCGCAAAACCAACTCATAAGCGTTTGTGCCGAGTTGAAATCCTATAACCGAAAGGCAGGAAAAAAATGTCACTGATTGATGAAGAGAAACAAGAAGCAAGTGAGATAGAAGCTGTTGAACAGCAACAAGCCACTCCCAAATCAGAACTTCCCGAAAAGTATCGGGGTAAAAGTATTGAGGAGGTTGCCAAGATGCACTCAGAGGTTGAAAAACGTCTAAGCATCCAAGGCCAAGAGATAGGCGAAGTTCGCAAATTAGCAGATGAACTCATCAGGCAGAACCTTGAGTCTAAACAGCAATCGGCTAAGAAGATTGAGCCAGAGGTCGACTTTTTTGAAGACCCACAAGCTGCCATTCAAAAGGCAGTTGATAACCATCCAGATGTACAATCCTCAAAACTAGCTTTTGCTAATATGCAGAAAATGCAGATTAAGCAACAACTGGCTTCTACGCACCCTGATTTTGATGAAATCGTAAAAGATCAAAACTTTACGGATTGGGTCAAATCTAGTCCAGTGCGTATCAGGTTGATGGTTGCAGCAGATCAGGGTTATGACTTTGACTCAGCCAATGAGTTGTTGTCAACGTACAAGCAAATCAGAGGTGCTAGGGCAAAACAGGGCGAGGTTTTACAAGAAAACAATCGTCAGTTAAGCCTTAGAGCCGCTGGAGTTGATGTGGGTGGGAGTGGGGAATCATCGAAGAAAACTTACCGAGCGATTGATCTACAAAACTTGTTAAACACAAATCCTGACAGATATACGGCTATGCAAGATGAAATCATGCGGGCCTATAGCGAAGGTCGGGTTCTACGATAAATTTAGGAGAATATTATGGGATTAGGAACTAATAACGTAACAGTAACAACCGCAGCCACGTTCATTCCAGAAATCTGGTCTGACGAAACAGTAGCGGCTTACAAGAAGAACTTGGTTCTTGCGAACCTTGTGATGAAGATGAACTTCAAGGGCAAGAAAGGTGACGTAATTCACATTCCAGCCCCTACCCGTGGTTCAGCTTCAGCCAAGGCTGCAAGTACGCAAGTTACTTTGATTGCGGCAACTGAGTCCGAGGTGCAAGTTGCAATTGACAAGCACTTTGAGTAT